ATAAATCGCGCACAATGGGCGATCGTGGTAACTCCGTGAAACCCGGAGTCGGGGTGGAAACCTCGGTCCTTAAAAAGGTCGAGTATTTCGTGGGTCTAATTGAAAGGGTGTATGGTAAACCTGCACCTACCCCGGAAAGCGATCTTTCCTGCCTCAAGAGGTGGTGTACAGAACCACTTGAGGAAATCACTGAGAAGACGGACCGGAAGCAGCTGAGCCTTGCAGCAAGCCGGTTCCTTTTCAGAAAAAACTTGCCCTCTCCCCCAAGTGATCTTGGTCCGTATTTTGCCAAGTTAGGGAGAGACCAGATCCTAGATCCGGCGTTCGGCGCAGCCGTGAACAAGATAATTCCAGCACTGTATAGGAGAGGTTGGGATTCCGGCTACGAACGTTACGCGCAGCGGGTCATTGTATCCCGAAACGCTTGCACCGAGCGAAGTAGGAAACAGGGTGGAGCACGCGGGGAGGTTCTTTCTCAATGGAGTCGAGAAGAATTTATCCAAGCGTGCCTCACGGGAGTCGAAATGGCTGGGGAGCGCAATGTCCTCGTCATCGAAGATGGCGGTAAGTCCCGAACCGTCACCGTAGCAACTGCTTTACAGCAAGTACTACTCCCGCTTCACCTGTTGCTCTACGACCATCTCTCACGGAAAGAGTGGTTGTTGAGGGGCGATGCGCGCGTGAACTCCTTTCAGGAGTTTGAAAGGAAAAAGGACGAGGTGTTCGTCTCGGGTGATTATGAAGCGGCCACAGACAACTTCAATTCCTGTCACTCTGAAAAGATACTTGAGACCATCTTCAATAGGTCTCCCAGCATTCCGCTTGGCGTAAAAAACCAGGCGATTCGCTCCCTCCGGGGGACGCTGAAACACAACAGCTCCTCACACCCCCAGGTTGCCGGTCAGCTCATGGGCAACCTCTTATCCTTCCCACTTCTATGCCTGACGAATTTCATTGCCTTCAAGATGGCCATTCGTCGTAAGGTGCCTCTCCGGATCAACGGAGATGACATTGTTTTCCAAGCCTCTAAGGATGAGTATGAGGAATGGGCAAGAACGGTGGCACGTGCCGGTCTAGTACTCTCACGAGGAAAGACCTTGGTGCACCACCGTTTCTTCTCCCTGAACTCTACCTTCTTCGAGGGTAGGAAACGAAAGAAACCTTCTCTGGTCCCCGTCATCCGGTCGAAATCAATCTTCGAGCGGGTGGGTGATGGGGTCAGCCTTGGTGCACGACTCTTCAAGAGTGCCCAGGGATTTTGGAAGGAGGCGAAAGAAG